GATAACCGCCCAGTGTGTTCAGGCGCGGGCAGGAGCATTTAACGCAGAATGAAACTTAAAGAAAAGAAACCAATTTTGCCCTTCAAACCATCATCCTTGGAGACTATAGATTACGCAATATTCGAGTGGTTGAAAGAGGAAATGAACATTTTTTGCACCACCAATAAGGGATGGAAGAAGGTTCCAGTTGTGTGGGTATCAGGAGAGAGGTCTGGACAAAGAGTTAACGAAAATAGAACCGGATCCGGTGGCCTGGTGTTTCCCATTATGACCATAGAGCGAACTTCTGTTACAAAGGATTTGGCCAAGAAAGGGCCTTTTTATGGGAACATAATGCCTGTTCGGGACTACAAAGGGGGCTCAATCACTATCGCCAGGATGATCCAAAAAGATAAAACAAAAAACTTTCTTAATGCGGATTCAGCGAGAAGATATGGCCCTAATAGTGAAGTGAAGCCCAATGGCGGCCAGATCAACTTCCCCAGCAAAAAGAACAACAAGAAAATAGTATATCAGCAAATATCCATCCCCATGCCAGTTTATTTAGATATAAGTTATCAAATAAGGATTAAGACCGACTATCAACAACAAATGAACGAAATCGTCCAACCTTTCATGGCGAAGACATATGGGGTAAATCAGTTCTTCATAGAGAAAGATGGACATCATTACGAATGTTTCGTGCAGCCTGATTTTGAACAAAACAACAACACCAATAGCATGGAAGAAGATAGAAGAGTCTTCGAAACTGTAGTTAGCATAAACACCCTTGGGTATATTGTTGGCCAAGGCAAGAATGATCCACAACCATCAAAGGTTGTTAGAGAGAATGCTGTAGAGATTCGCATTCCAAGAGAAAGAACTATCTTTGACGATAAACCAGAGTATAAGCCTGCACAGGGACAACCTGGAAAATATCGCTCTTAATAAATCGTTTTGCGTTTACAACATCGATGAACTATTTATTAAAGACTTTGATAGTAAATTTTGTCTTTCAAGGAGAAGAAGTAGATGTCAATTAGTAAATTTAAATTTGTAAGCCCAGGGGTACAAGTAGCAGAGATCGATAATTCGCAGTTACCAAGACTACCTGATGAAATAGGGCCCGTCATCATCGGACGTGCCGAAAGAGGCCCAGCGCTAAGGCCGGTAAAAGTAGATTCTTTCGCGGATTTCGTAGAGATCTTTGGTAACCCAAAGGCTGGTGGTGAAGGGTCCGATGTCTGGCGCAACGGTGGAGCAGGACTCTCCCCAACTTATGGCGTGTATGCTGCCCAGGCTTATTTGAGAAATAGCTCTCCTTTGACATTCGTACGTCTCCTAGGCAAAGAACACCCCGATAAGACTTCTGCTGCGGCTGCTTCCGCAGGTTGGACCGCTGGCGATGTGGGTAGCAATCTTAGAACTGGTGGAGCCTACGGCCTGTTCGTCGTAAACAACTCTAACTCAGCAACTGGCTCACTTGCAGCAATTTTCTACATGACAACGGGCTCGATGCTGCTTCGCGGTACAGATATTGATGCCAGTGGCTCCGCAGTCTCAGGTACATGTGGCCTGATTCGATCAAACGCAGGTGCATGGTCCATGGAGATTCGCAACGCTAGCGGAGCAACAAGCGAGACAATTTCTTTCAGTTTCACTGAAAATAACAAAAATTATATCCGCAAAGTCTTCAATACGAACCCAACGCTAACAAACGGCGATGTTGTTAGTTCAACTAAAAATTATTTCTTAGGAGAGACCTTTGATAGATCAGTGACAGACCTTGCTCTTACCGGAAACCCGGTGGGTGTTCTGTTGCCCCTCCTATCTGGCTCAACAACCCAATATGAGCAAGGTGACCAAAATCGTTCTGCAACCAAGGCTGAGACTCCTTGGATCTTCTCGCAGGACCTAGCTGGTCAAGCAGCGAACTTCAATGTTCAAAGGCTTTTTAAATTTAAGACTCTTGATGCTGGAGAGTGGGAACAAAAAAATCTAAAGATTTCCATTACTGACGTCAAGGCTTCTTCCGACCCAACTCAGCCTTATGGCTCTTTCACTGTTGAGGTTAGGCGTGCTGCCGATAGCGACAACGCGAAACAGGTTGTCGAGCGCTTTTCTCGCTGTAGCTTGAATCCTAACTCAAACAACTACGTTGCACGTAAAGTTGGTGACTCATATGTGACATGGGACTACTCTGAAAGAAGATACCGGGAGTATGGTAATTACCCCAATCAGTCAAGATACATTTACATCGAGATGAACCCTGATGTGGATGATGCAACCACAAACGAATCTTACTTGCCGTTTGGGTTCGAGGGTCCGGTGCGATTCAGTTCCTTCATCTTGCGAAGTGGTTCCACAGGAGAGATTCAAAACTCTTCATTGGCAGCCACCTCGAACGTATTTGTTACCGGAGCTACAGAAGCAGCAGATGCTGTGGTAAGCACACAGGGTCCGTTTGGGTCCGTGTACTTTACAACGTCTTCGTATGCCACCGACACTCTTTTGACGTGTTCGATGGAGTTCCCGAAGGTCCCACTCCGGTCCAATTCGTTGCAAGGTAAGCTAGCCTCTCCAAAGGATGCTTATTTCGGTGTCGACACTTCCATGACGACCAGCACAAGATTTGATAAATCTTATCAAGATGTCGTGCGTGCAGTAGGTCCTGGCTCTTTGGATGCAACGGGCGATGCTTCTAGCGCAGCTCAAGAGAGATCCTTCACGTTCACGCTAGAGGACTTGACCCGCTATACGGGCTCTGCTGCCGCTACTACAACTCTGACACCGGTAGCTGGTGCGACAGCGACTTCTGATGTATATTACTACTCAGGTTCTCGGGCTCAGGGCAACTCACTTTCCATTACTTCTTCCAACACCTGGAACAGTGTTTTGGATGCAGGCTTCGACTCATTTACAGTACCGCTTCATGGTGGTTTTGATGGCTTAGACATTACGGAGATAGAGCCTTTCCGGAACAGCACATGGGATGCTAACTCTGGCGAGACCAACAGCTACTCCTATAACTCTGTCAAGATAGCGATCGATTCCTGCGCAGACCCCGAGGTTGTGGAGTGCAATCTTATGTCCATCCCTGGGATCACAAACACTTCCTTGACCGAGCACGCCATCAAGGTTTGCGAAGATAGAGGGGATGCCCTAGCGGTGATTGATATCGAGGGGGCTTATACACCTGCCTCTGAGAATTCAAACTCTGAAGAGAGCAGAGCAGGAAGCGTGAGCACTGCTGTAAGTTCTCTGCAACAGAGAGGCCTTAACACGAGCTACGGTTGTGCATACTACCCTTGGATCCAGGCAAGAGACTCAGAGAGTGGCAAAATCCTTTGGGTACCGCCCTCAGTAGCTGCCATTGGCACTTTCTCTTCAGCTCAGAAGAACTCTGAACTGTGGTTTGCACCAGCAGGATTTACGCGGGGTGGACTCACCGAAGGTTCAGCAGGGATCCCTGTCGTAAATGTGAGACAACGCTTAACTTCCAAGCAGAGGGACGACCTTTATGAAGTAAACATTAACCCAATCGCCTCTTTCCCAGCGGAAGGCATTGTGATTTTTGGTCAGAAGACTCTTCAAACCACACCCTCTGCTCTTGACAGAGTCAATGTTCGTAGGCTCATGGTCTTTGTTAAGAAAGAGATTTCTAGAATTGCTTCACGTCTTCTGTTTGATCAGAACGTAGAGACGACTTGGGATCGGTTCACAGGTCAGGTGAATCCATTCCTAGACTCCATCAAGGCGCGTCTTGGGTTGGCAGACTACAAGGTTATTCTTGATGAGTCCACGACCACGCCAGATTTGGTGGATCGTAACATTCTCTATGCGAAGATTTTCCTGAAGCCTGCCAGGGCAATTGAGTTTATTGCGATTGATTTCGTGATAACGAGTACCGGTGCTTCTTTTGAGGATTAAATCCAGAAAGGGAAACTAATTAAAGTAGGAGATTATATAAATGGCATTTTGGCAACAAAGCAACATCGAACCCAAAAGAGCTTATAGATTTATTCTATCGGTTCCGGGTCAACAGTTTAACATTCCGGAGTTCTTGATCAAAGGTACCGCTAAGCCCTCTTTCGAGGTCTCTGAGAGCAAACACGAGTATCTTAATCACACTTTCAAATTCCCAAGTCGAGTTACTTGGCAGGACATAACCTTTACAATCGTTGATGTTATGGGTGATGACAACGGCTCTGGGGCTGTTATGAAGTTGCTAGAGCAGTCTGGTTACCGAACTCCCATTAGTGCTAATGTCAAGCAAACTATCTCTAAAAAGAAAGCAACAGAAGCCTTTGGGCAGATTTATATCAAGCAGATTGATAGCGAAGGTGTGGAGCAGGAAAGATGGACGCTCAACAACGCTTGGATTAAGAGTGCAAACTTTGGTCAGCTTTCCTATGATACAGATGAAATGTTAAATGTAGAAGTTACTCTCTCTTACGATAACGCATTTCTAACAGTTAAGAGAGGCCAGTATTCAGGCAATACCCCAAGCCAAGCTTAGTTTTTTAAAAGAAAGAAGAGGTTTATATGTCAAGAAACGAGAATCGTCTCGGATCTGAGCATTCTGGTGCTGAGGCACCCCAACAAGATCAAAAATCAATTTTAGACTTTGTCTTACCAACGGAGTTTGTGGACTTGCCTTCTCAAGGAAAGTTCTACCCCAAGGGGCACCCCCTACACAATCAAGATAATGTAGAAATCCGCTACATGACCGCCAAGGATACAGATATCCTTACTTCAAAGTCGCTACTTAAGAAGGGCGTTGCTGTTGATCGGATGCTGCAAAGCATTTTGGTCGATAAAGCCATTAAAGTGGACGATCTCTTGGTCGGAGACAAGAACGCATTGATTGTTGCAGCTAGGATTTCCGGTTTTGGTGATGAATATGCCACGAAGGTAACGTGTCCAAACTGCGGCAATGTGGCTTCACATACTTTCAACCTAGGAGAGATGGAGATATTAGAACCAGATGACGATATTGAGGTCTCGGAAAGTGGCACATTTAAGGTGGTTCTGCCAAAAACAGGTGTGGAAGCAGAGTGTCGACTGCTCAAGGGGCAAGATGAGAAGGAATTGTTAAAAATTTCTGAAAAAAGGAAGAAATTGAGCCTTCCTGACGAACTTCTTACAAGTCAATATAAATTATTCATTGTTTCGCTTAATGGCGAGACGGATCGGGGGTTGGTTGAAAAGTTCGTAGACCTGATGCCAGCATTTGACGCTAGTTTTTTGCGTAAAATGTACAATCGTGCTGTTCCGAATATAGACATGAAGCAAGACTTCACGTGTTCTGAGTGCGATCACGAAGCATCCATAGATCTACCCTTTTCAGCCGAGTTTTTTTGGCCTGAGTGATGAATATGTAAAGAATGTATACGAGGAATTGTTTATACTAAAGCACCATGGTGGTTGGAGCTTTATCGAAGCATACAATTTGCCCATACAATTGCGCGATTGGTTTGTGAAAAGGCTAATTAAGCAATTTGAAGACGAAAACAAAGAAATGGAAAAGGCTAGAAAGTCTTAGGAATCTATAAACCCTCTTCGGAGGGTTTTTTATTTTATGCGTCAACTATTTATTAACGAGGTACTTTAACTATGGAAAAATTACAAGAAGAAGAGCTAAATTCAATGGAGTTCGACCTTAGTTCCGGTAATAAACTAGAAGAAAGTTTTTTACGTATGTTTGGCTTTGCTGTCAAGTCAATATTGAATCGAATGTTTGGCGGCTCAGCTCTGCCCGTGTCGGTCAAGGGCAATGAGAGTGATGTGAGAGCGTTTGCAAAGGCAGTGGGCAACGAAAAGAGGTATCTTGACTCTATAAGACGTTTTGGGCTTGATAATCCCAAAACCTTTAGCAACAAAACAAAACTGGATAAAGCTATTAACTCTTTTGAGAAGAAAACAGGCCTTAAGTGGCCATTTGTTTAAAACAATGGTAAACTATTGTGACTGAAAGAACTGAACAACTCTTGCAAGAAATACTCGCTGCCCTAAAAGGTCAGAGTGGTTCTGCATCGATTACCAGTGATCAGTCTCTAGAGCTTCAAGTACAGTTTGCTGAGAAAATACTAGACAGCGCTAAAAAATCTTTAGATTTAGCCAAAGGGTCTTTTGAGACCAAACAAGCCGAGCTTGAAGTTGAAAAAGCTAAGCTTTCAAAAGAGGAAGCAGAACTAAAGCTTAGACTAAAAAAGAGTGCTTTGGGCGAGGAAGAGAAGCGACGCCTTATCGAGATCTCTTCTCTCCTTGACGGAATAAATAAAGATCGAGAAAAACTTAACGAACAAACAGAAGATCAGTTATCCACCCTTCAGGGAATTAAGGACGCCACAGACAAGATTGCTGGAATGCTTGGGCTTCAAGTTGGGAAGCAAGAATCATTAATCTCCAAGGGCAAAGACATCCTTAAAATTGTTAAGAATAGAGGTAACCTAAGTCGAGAGGTGAGTGAGGAGCTGGGCAAACAATTAGAATATTTTAAGCAAACATTTAGTTTTAGCAACATGTTGTTCAGTACCCTCAAAAAAATTCAAGAGGTTAGCGCCGTAATTGTATTAAATTTAAAAAGTTTGGTTAAGGTTTTTGATTCCACCTCTGCATCTTTCAATAAGGCGACTGGGGCCGCTGGTAGATTCGACAGGGAAATGGTGAATCTTGTTTCAAACACCATGGATTCAGGTGGAAATATAGAGAGTGTCTCTGCTGCATATTCAAGCCTCTTGATGAATATGTCGTCCTTCACGACACTTTCAGAGAGTCAGCGCGGTTCTGTAGCGGCTACAGGGGTTCAATTGGAGCTTGCTGGTGTTTCGGCTGAAACATATGCTAACAATATGGATTTTCTTACCAGAGCTTTAAAAATGAACGCTGATGAGGCTGCTTCCCATCAAGCAAATCTTGCTGAATTCGCCTCAGGAATAGGCGTTACAACCTCCAAGATGGCTCAAGATTTCCAACAAGCTCAACCCATAATGGCCAGATACGGCAAGGCGGTTGGGGATCGAGTCTTCAAGAATCTTGCCACCACTGCTAAGGCAGCAGGCGTTGAAATAGGGGCTCTACTAGGCATCACCCAAGGGTTTGATACCTTTGAGGACGCTGCGATGAAAGCAGGGCAATTAAATGCGCTTTTGGGTGGGCCATATCTTAACAGTGTTGAGCTTCTTACCGCTTCTGAGGATGAGAAGATTAAGATGATAAGAAGGAGCATTTTAGCATCTGGCAGGTCTTTTAATCAGTTGGCAAGATTTGAAAAGCAATCTATCATGACAGCCGCTGGGATCAGCGATATGACCCTGGCCTCAAAATTGTTTGGGGCCTCCGAAGCTGATTTTCGCAAGGTCACACAAGAACAAAAGAGTTTAGCGGAACAGGCCAAAGCTTCGCAAGATATACAAATGAAATTAAACCAAATAATGGGTTTGTTTCTTCCACTTGCTTCTGAGATCGTGGATGTGGTCAGGGATGCTGCTGATAGCTTTATCAACTTTGCACAAAGAAACAAGTCCCTCATTAAAGGCATCGCACTTACCACCGTTGTTATGGGTGGATTATTTACATTAATGTCAGCATTGGCGTCGATTCTCGCAGGTGTCGGTTTCGCAGCCCTCATGTCTGCGGCTGGAGTTAGTATCCTTGGCATCGCCTTACAGGCTCTTGGGATAGGCTTGATCATTGCAGCGTTGGCTGCTCTCGTATATTGGATCGGAAAGGTGACAGGTGCTTGGGATGATATGACAAGTGTCGTATCGAATCCCATGAGCATTCCTGTTCCTACCCCGTCTATACCTTCGAGGCAGACTGGTGGTGTGGTCACAAGGACCGGTGCAGCGCGCGTGCACGCTGGCGAGACCATTGTGCCGGCAGGTACGAGGCCTCTTGCGCAAGGAGGCAACAACACGACAGTTGTGCTCGAATTGAACGGCAGGGAACTTGGCAAGGCAGTCGTAGATCTTTTAGCAGGCCAGAACCAACCCCTGAGCATAAAATAGGAGTGCAGTCATGACAAAAGAAAGAAACCTATTTCCAAAGAGTGTTGACAGCACAAACAACCTGGCCAATAGAGCAGATCAAGTTATTCAATTTCTCCACATCCCTAGTGGAGAATCAGTGATGTTTAAAGCGTTTGTAACAAATTTTAGTGACGACTATTCATCAAATTGGTCTCCAGCACAAACAATGGGTCGAATGGACCCTCTTCTATCTTATGAGCGCACGACAAGACAGATCGCACTAACTTTTGAAGTGATCGCAGGCAGCGAGGAAGAGGCAGACCAAAACCTCATAGATGTCTCCAAGCTCATAAAGATGTTGTATCCGGAATATGAAAACGGAACCAAAGGTGCTTCTGGTATGAACACTGCTCCTTATTTTAAGGTCCAGTTTATGAACTTTATTTCCAAAGATAGATATAGCAAATTTGACATCAATAATCCGCATGTATCCGGTCTTTTAGTTACAATGGACGGAATTACAGCAACGCATGGTGTTGATAACGGGTTCTTCCAAGGCGAAGATTTCTCTCTAAAACCAAAGTTGATAACCTTAAGTTGCAATCTGGTAGTTGCACATGAAGATGAAAATGACCCATCTTGGAAAGAGTTTATCACTGATGAAGATCAGCAGGTAAAAAATATTCAGCGTAGGCTCATTAAAAGTATATTAGAAAAAAGAGGATTCATTGGCCCAAACAGGGTTCGGGGTGTTGGGGGACTTAAATAATGACTTCAAGGTATGATAAAGAAACAGGGCCCCAAAACCAAAAGAATGCGAACAAGCAAAAGAAGCTAAACAGTAGGAGAAACGACATAACCAAAGCTAAGGAGGTGGTAAGATGACTGATTATTGGACTGACGGCTCAGATAACTTAAAAGAAAACTTTAAGCAACAAATAGAATTTTATCATATTCCAAGTGGGACGTCTCTGTCGTTCAAGGCATACCTCACACAATTTGAGGATAACTATAACTCTTCTTGGAATGTAGAAGATTCTTTTGGTAAACTAGATCCTATACGAACTTTTCAGTATACGTCTAGGTCCATTTCTTTGGGCTTTGATGTTGTGGCGGGAGATTGGGTAGAGGCAGACAATAATCTAAACAACTTAAATACCCTGTATCGCTTGCTGTATCCCTCGTACAGTTCCCTGGGAACTACTGAGACCATACAGGCATATCCTTATTTCAAAGTACAATTTATGAATTTGTTAATGGATTCAAAGAAAAATCCATCATTCGACAAGGCTAAAGAGAGTGGTCTGTTGGGCGCAATAAGTGGATTCTCGTTTTCGCCAAATTTAGATGAAGGTGTGATGCAAGCCACAGAGCCGGATTATGCTCCAGACGACAACAGGATATTCCCCAAGGCTCTTAACATAACGTTTCAACTTTCAGTGTTGCATGAGCATCGGCTTGGTTGGAGCAAGAGTGGAACCGGGGGCATGACCAGCTTTAAGGATTTTAGAAAGTTTCCTTACGGGTCAGGTCCCAAGCGGGGTGGGGGACTTAAATAATGACTTCAAGGTACGATAAAGAAACTTTACGAGTTAACAGAAGTGAAACTTATAGAAAACAGTTGTCTGACAGGAATGTGCCCTTCATTAGACAATATGGAACACCGTCCTTTAATGAGGTCTCGGACAATGAAATGGACAATTTAACAATTGTTTCTCATGTTTGGTCTTTGGGTGATCGCTTCTTTAAATTGGCGCACACATATTATCAAGACCCATCGATGTGGTGGGTCTTGGCTTGGTTCAATGGCACCCCCACGGAGTCTCAACTTGAAATCGGGGATGTTGTGGATATACCGTTGCCACTGGATTACATCCTTGAGGTTTGGGAGTCAAGCAAGTGACAACCGAGATCAAAAAACGATATAGCGATGTAGCGCCAGTTCTTCCTCAAACATCCACATCTAATACTGCAATAGACCGTAGGGAGGTCCAAAATCAGCAGGCCGCGGGTGCTGTCGCTGATGCCGCGCGTGCTGCCGCCGCCGCCGGAGCCGCC